GGGCTGGGCTTCGGCCCGGCCCCTTTTTCAAGGAGACCAAATGGAAAGAGTCGAATTCACCTTCCGACGTGGCGGCCGGTCCAAGCTCGTCACCTCCACGCAAGCGAAGGTTCTGCAACGTGCTGGGCTTGGAACGTACCAGACCCGCGACATGGCTCGACAACCCATGGTCACGAAGCCGATGCAGGCTTCTCCTATTCCCGATCCAGTGCTCGCATCACCCCCGGAAGGCGATGGTCTCGATGCACTCGACAAAGAACAACTGCACGCCCTCGCTAAAGAGCGCGGCGTGAAGGTCCATCACATGGCCGGCGCTGACAAGGTGCGCGCGGCTCTGCGCGAGGCAGCATGAAGATTTTTGGGCTCAACATCACGCGCGCAAGCGCTCAGAAGGCGCTGCACAACGTCGGCAGTGGCTTCCGGGACGGCTGGCGCCGGATTCTTGAGCCTTTCACTGGTGCGTGGCAGCAAAACGTCGAGGAAAAGCGCGGCGATCTGCTGACCTACCCGACCCTTTATGCGTGCATTTCGCGCATCGTGTCCGACATCGGGAAACTCCCCTTCACGCTGCAGAAGCGTCTGGAATCGGGTGTTTCCGAAGAGACTACGAACACTGCTTATTCGCCTGTCCTTGCGAAGCCGAACGGATTCCAGACTCAAGGCCAGTTCCGTGAGTACTGGATGATCGCCAAGCTCACGCATGGCAACACCTATGCACTCAAGCGTCGCGACCAGCGCGGAGTTGTCGTCGACCTCTACATCCTAGATTCGTGCCGCGTCATGCCGATGGTGTCGGATGCCGGCGAGGTCTACTACCAACTCTACATTGACCCCCTCAACACATTGCCAGAGGGCTATCCAGCACCTGGCCTGATCGTGCCGGCGAGCGAGATCATCCATGACCGGTGCATGACACTGCATCACCCGTTGATCGGGATCCCTCCGCTCGCAGCAGCCTACTGGCCCGCGCTGAAGAACATGAAGATCATGCGCAGCGCGACGGAGTTCTTCGCGAACAACGCGCAGCCTGGCGGCATCCTGACCGCGCCAGCCGGCATGTCGGAAGACGATGCGAAGTCCGTCAAGGACTACTGGGCGACCAACTTCAGCGGGTCCAACGCCGGCCGCGTAGCCATCATCGGCGCTGACATGAAGTTCACGCCATTCGCGATGAAAAGCATCGACTCCCAGATGGTCGAGCAGATGCGCTACTCCGACGAGCAGATTTGCCAGCCATTCGGCATCCCGCCCTTCATGGTCGGCATTGGAACCATCCCTGCCGGCCTTGGTGTCGACGGCATCTATCAGATGTACTACCAAGGCGGCCTGCAGACTCATATCGAGCATATGGAAGCTCTGTTAAACGAGGGCCTCAAGATCGCTGCGCCTCTCAGTGTCGAGCTCAACCTTGAGCCGCTGCTGCGCATGGATGAATCGAAGCGCGCTGAAGTAGAAAGCAAATTGGTCGCAGGGAAGATCAAGCTGCCCGACGAAAGCCGGCTGCGCTTCAATCTGCCGCCAACCCCAGGCGGTGACACGATTTGGGGTCAGCAACAAGACTACCCGCTTGGGATGTTGGCTGATAGGGCCTCTTGGGACCCAAACATGCAGCCGCCTGCCCCACCAGCGCCGGCCCCAGCGCCGACACCCGTGGCGCCACCGGCCGAGCCCAGCGCCGAAGACAAATCCATGATCGCCGAAGCTCGCGCGATTGTCGCTACAGAAAAGGCCATCGCGGCCATGCGCAAAGCCGCACAACCGGAGGCCACGAATGTTTGACCCTGAAAAGTTCGGTGAGGCGATGGGCGCGGCCATCCGCGAGGCTGTCGCGCCACTGCAAAAGCGCATTGGCGAACTCGAGGCCATGGTTGCGGCAATTCCTGCTGGCAAGGGCGGCGAGCCTGGAGCGCCAGGTAGGGATGGAATCGACGGTGCGCCAGGACAAAAAGGTCTGGACGGCAAGGACGGCCTCAATGGATCCAACGGCTTGGACGGAAAAGACGGTCTGCGCGGCGCCGATGGTGTCAAGGGCGCCGATGGCCTCGGCCTCGCTGGCGCCATGATCGACCGCGACGGCGCACTGCAGATCACGCTGACGAATGGCGAAGTGAAAAACCTCGGCCCGGTTGTTGGCAAGAACGGTGCAGATGGCAAGGACGGCCTGAGCCTCGATGGCTTCGAACTTGAATACCTGCCCGATTCTCACGAGATCGCCCTGAAGGCGACGGCTGCTGGCCGCGTGAAGGAGCTGCGCTACCCAGCTGGCGGCATCCGCCCGGCCGGCTACTGGCGCGAAGGTACGAAAGCGGTGGCTGGCGAGGCATGGGTGCACGACGGATCGCTCTGGATTGCCAAGACGGCCACTGGCAGCAGGCCTGAATCACGTAGCGAAGACTGGATCATCGCTGCTCGCAAGGGCCGCGACGGCGAGCGCGGCGCAAAGGGGATGGACGGTTCGCCGCCTGCCCCGATCAAGCTGGGAGCCTGACCTATGGTCGCCCTGGTCACGCGCGATGAGGTCAAGTCGCAGCTGATGATGGACAACGATGCTGCGGACGGATGGATCGACATGATGATCTTGGCCATCAGTGGCGCAGTCATGTCGTGGCTAAAGGACGAATGGCGCGCATACGAGCCTCTGCTTGATGCGGACGGCAACGTCGTCGAGGACAGCAACGGCGACCCTATCCCGCTTGAGGATTCCAACGGCGACTTCACGGTGAAGCCTGTCGTGAAGGCGGCGACCCTCGTCGAAATCGCTTCGCAGTTCAGGTTCCGGGACGGCGATGGCGCTCCCGCAGTGCCATCGCATGCAGGACATGGCTATGTGCTCAGCGCTGGGCCCACCAGTCTTTTGTTGGGGCTTCGCCGCTCGACTGTCGCCTGATACTAAGGAGTTCCATCCATGAGCACGCGCTTTAACCCAGTCGTATCGGAAGAAACCGTTGCGGAAACACAGGTCTCCATCACGTCAGCATATGGCTCCGCTGGACAATCAATCACATCTGCGGTTTCGACTGACTCGGTGCGGATCAAAAATTGGAACCAGAGCGCATACGGAATCGAGTACCAGATCGGCTCTGGCGATTGGTTGCCGCTTGCGAAGCAGACCGACACCACTCTTTCGATCGATTTGAGCGTCACCACTCTGAAGGTGCGCAGGTCGGAGAACTCAGTTTCACCAATTCTGGTGGATGTCGAAATGAACCCGAAGAGCATCAGCGATCCGACGCGCGTCGTGATCTCGTCGACCGCGCCATCGAACGGCGATGGTCGCCCGGATGGCACCATCTACATTCAGACGGCCTGAGCCATGGTCATAAAGGTCAAGAATAGCGGCGTCTACGCTGACCCAGTGGGGGTCTTCGTCAAGGAGAATGGCGCATATTCGGCCTCTGGCATCTATGCAAAAGCCAACGGCATCTATACGCCGGTAGCAGGACAAGTCTCAGCCATTTTTGGTGCGAAATCGGCTATACAGCAGAACGCCAGCGACGTGAGTCTCGTGGTGATTGGTGACAGCACCGGAAACGAGGCTACGGAATGGGTCTACCTGTTCGCGCAGTGGCTCGCAGCCCAGTACCCGACACACTCGGTCAGCTACCGCCTCTGGAACGACACAAGCAACGTTTACGACGCCGCCGTGGCGATCAGCACAGGCTCTGGCTCCCGCAACATCCGGATCTGGAACGCGAGCATTGCTGGCACTCAGCCTCTTTACCTCATGGGTGCGAAGCTGTCCCCCGCGATGACGGTGACGCCGTCAGCGAACTTGGTGATATGGAACCATGGGAAAAACCTAGTCAGTGCAGGCGCAGACAGCCTCTACCGTGGCGGCTTCATACAAGGCATTGACCAAGTGCGCCGCTTCTTGCCTGGCGTGGCGCACGCGGCGCTGCGTCAGAGCCCCAATCGCGACGACAGCAACATGGCGCCAGTAGTCGCGCAACTTGACAGCATCGCAACTGCATATGCCGATCTGGCTCTGGTGGACGTTTATTCAAAATTCATCGCCGCAGGCAAGGCATCGTCGCTGTATTTGGACAACGTCCATCCCAGCGCATCAGGTTCCCAGCTGTTCCTTCAAGCCATGCAAGAAGCTTGGTCGAACGCGTTTCTTCCTAGCGAAAGCGCATTCCCAGCCTTCGTTTCGACTAACGGAACCAATCTGCTCACGGGGATTACGAAATTCTCGAACCCAGCCTACACGGGGGGTCTGCCAAGTGGCTGGGCCAATACGTCGACGACGCTGACAGCTGACACGACGATCAAGGATGCTGGCGCTACGCAGTCGATGAAGTTCGTCAACACCACGGCAGGCGCGGCCATATACCAACAAATCAGCGCCACGGCGTTGAGGGGAAGTTCGGTTAGTTTGGCGGTCCGTCAGTACGTTCCATCTGGCATGAGCGCTACCACAGGACGCATCGCCATCCTCGTGAACAATGGCGCCAACGTGACAACCGCTATCGGTTCTGTGGGGAATCTGGCAAACGATGGGTGGCGCTGGCTGATGATTGCTGGAGTGCCAATTCCCTCGGATGCTGTGTATTTGCGAGCCTACCTGTACTGCGACACCCTGGCCAATGCCGGCAGCACGGTTTATTACGACCGCGCCGCCTTGGTGGAAGGCAACATTCCGAGAAATACCGCATGACACTCGCAGCTGGGCGCCTCCGCCACCGAGTGCTGATTGAGCAGTACGTGCTCGCCGTCGATTCGAATGGTGACGCCATTCAAGACACGAATACTGGAGAAACAACGGGCTCGTGGCAGGAACTCGCAACTGTTTGGGCGGCAATCGAACCACTGAGCGCCCGAGAGTTCCTGGCTGCACAGGCCATGCAATCGAAGATCGAGGCCAAGATCGTGATCCGCCACCGCATGGGCTTGAATGCAGCCATGCGCCTGGTGCACATGATCAATGGCGCGCGGGGCCCTGTATACAACCCTGCGGGTTTCTTGGCCGACAAAGATAGCGGCCTTGAATACCTGACGATCCCCGTAAGCGCAGGGGTCAGCACAAGCGGCCAATGATCTTCGCGGTGTTGGCGACGGGCCCGAGCATGAGTCTCGAGCTGGCTGAGTCGTTGAGGGGCAGGTGTTCTGTGGTTGCGGTTTCAGACGCATTCCGACTGGCGCCGTGGGCCGACGCGCTTGTGTCGACGGACTTCGCATGGTGGCGAAAACACACTGAGGCCGCGGAGTTCAAGGGCCTGAAGTTCAGTGGCATGGTCGATTACCAGAAGGTTGAAGGCGTCGAGCGGATGCCAGGCGAGAACGCAACTAACTCGGGCCTTCTTGGCGTGAAGGTCGCGGTTAAGTTGGGCGCCACGAAGGTTCTACTGTGCGGGTTCGACCTGAGAAAGCCGGGAGAGCATTTCTTCGGACGCCATGATGGGCTGCGCTCCACAAGCGCTGCGCGCATGGAACACTTCAAGACGCAGTTCGAGCGGTACAGGCCGCGCGGCGTCGAGATCATCAATTGCACACCAGGTTCTGCCTTGCGTGCGTACCCTGTGGCGAGCCTTGATGCGTGCTTTGCTGAACCTGCGCTACACAGTTCCTGAGCGCCGCGCGGCCTTTGAACATGGCTTAAAGCGGATCGGGGATCCAGCGGTTTTCTGCACATGGAACCGGATCGGTGCAGCAGATCGGACGGCGAAGGAATACGAAGCACGAGGTTTGCCGGTTATCGTGGCCGAAAACGCAAGCTGGGGGAATGAATTTGCCGGTCGCCAGTGGTACTCGCTGGCGCTGAACTATCACAACACGGCCGGAATGTTTCCGACCGGTGGGCCGGAACGCTGGGACGCGCTTGGCGCCGACCTAAAGCCATGGCGAAGCAGCGGAGAGACAGTCATTCTCCCTCAGCGCGGCATCGGCCCTCTTGGCGTGGCAATGCCGCGGGGCTGGCCAGCGAAGCAAGTAGGTCGGATCAGATCGCACCCTGGCAGGAATCCAAGCAAGCCGCTAGAGGAGGACTTGGCGACGGCCGGAAAGGTAGTGACATGGGGGAGCGGCGCTGCGGTGAAGGCTCTGATGTGGGGAATTCCCGTCGAGTCGCACATGCCGAACTGGATCGCCGAACAGAACAACACAGACGAAGGCCGGCTCGCGATGTTTCGCAGGCTGGCTTGGGCGCAGTGGCGTATCGAAGAAATCGCCAGCGGTGAAGCATTCGAAAGACTCTTGAAATGCACGTTCTGATGACAGGCCGCGGCACAAGCGGTTCATGGCAGATCAGAGGGGTGCAACTTGGAAGAGAGATAGGGGCAACGGTTTTGCCGAATGCTCTGGACGTGGCGCCTTATGACGTTGCAGTCTTGGTAAAGCGACCAATGGCGGAACTTCTGCAGCGCTTCCGCCAAGCAGGGACGAAAGTTATCTGGGATGTGGTCGACAGCTGGCCCCAGCCTGCCGGCAACGAATGGAACGAGCGGCGGTGCCTTGACTGGCTGGAAGAGATGTTCATCATGATCCGGCCGGCCGGCATTGTTGCAGCAACCAAACATATGGCGGCTGACTGCGAGAAATTCGGCGTGCCGGTGTTGGCGCTACCGCATCACGCGCGCCCAGGCCTGCGCCAGAACCCGATCCGCCCGCTGAAGGTGGTTGGGTACGAAGGCGGCGTGCAATACCTAGGCCGCTGGCTTCCGATCATCGAGCGCCTATGCGCCGCGCGCGGTCTGCAGTTCGTCTTGAACCCTGCAGAACTGGCCGACGTTGACATGGTGCTCGCGTTGCGCGACTGCGCTGGCTATGCGCCGAGGAACTGGAAGAGCAACGTGAAGCTGGCCAACGCCCAAGGGAGCGGCACGCCGGTTATCTGCAACCGGGAAGCCGGCTACTTGGAAACAGCGTCTGGTGTCGAACACTGGGCGGATGATGAAGCAGAGCTCGCCGCGGCCTTTGATGCACTGGAGCCCACTGAGGCACGCCGCGCGGCAGTGAAAACCCTGAGCGCAGCGGCGCCTCGCATCGACAGCATGGCAGCGAGGTATGTCGAATGGCTTCGGTCGAAATTTTGAGGGCGAGGGCTGTATCGGCATCTGGGGAACCAATGCTGGCGGCAATTTCTGCGGTGGCCAGAGCATGCGGGGACCGGGTAAAGGAAACGAGTTCCTATGAGGGCAAGAGTGATTGGCTGGTCTTGTATGGCGTAGGCGCCGCGGTGAACAACGCCGCACGCAATGCACAGGTCGCTCGAGGTGGCCGCGCGCTTGTCTGGGATCTGGGCTATGTCGATCGGAAGAAGGTCGTCGGGCATCTCCGGATGTCGATCGACACCGACCATCCGCAGCAATGGCTCGACAAGACGCCGGCTGACGGGTCGCGGTGGCGGCGCTTGGGCCTTTCGCTCCGAGAGGAAGCGAATCCTGAAGGACCGATTCTGCTGATTGGGTTGGGCCGCAAGTCGAGGGCATATCTGAACGCTCCAGACTGGGAGAGAAATGCATACCGCGACCTAGTCGCACGGTTCCCCGGCCGACGCATCGTGTTCCGACCAAAAGGCGTCGACCAGATATGCCTGCCTTGCGAGACGGACGCTGAGACGCCAATCGCTCATCTGCTGCGCGGCGCATCTCTCGTGGTGTGCCGACATTCAAATGTGGCTGTAGACGCGGCAATTGCTGGAGTGCCATTTAAGGCCGAAAACGGCGCTGCGATGTGGCTGCAGCAGAGAGAGTTCACACCGGTCAATCGGACCAAATTCCTACAGCGCCTGGCCTTTTGGCAGTGGCGATCGACAGAAGCTGCGCAGGCTTGGGCCTTCGCGAAACAGGTAGTAAAAGCATGAAGCTCAATATTGGCTGTGGCAGCCGCAAGGTTCCTGGATTCACGGGCGTCGACGCAGTGGCAGAACGCACCGCGGCCGAGATCGTTGCGAAGGCGGACAACATCCCCCTGCCAGATCAGTCGGTCGACGAGATCATGGCCATCCATCTCTTCGAGCACTTCTACCGCTGGGAATGCGACACGGTGATCGCCGAGTGGAAAAGGCTGCTGATTCCGGGCGGCGTCCTGACGTTGGAACTGCCCAACCTCAAGAAGTGCTGCGAGAACATCTTGAGTGGCCGCATGGAAGGTGGCAAGCATGCTGACCAGCTGAGCTACTGGGGCCTGTACGGCGATCCTCGTTATGGCGACCAATTCATGGCGCATCGCTGGGGTTGGACCCCCGAGACGCTGAAAGCCTTCCTGACGGAGCACGGCTTCGTGAAGATCAAGGAAGAGCCGACTCAGTGCCACCCGGCCGGCCGGAACCATCGTGATATGCGGATCGTTGCTCGCCGAGGCTGACCATGATCGACCTGTTCTGCGGCTACGACAAGCGAGAGGCTGTCGGATTCCACACCTTCTGCGCGAGTGTTGTCGAGCGGGCCACCAAGCCTGTGAGTATCCATCCGCTGGCATCGATGGGTTTGCCGGAAGGGTCGAACAGTTTCACGCTGTCGCGCTTCTTGGTTCCGTACCTCATGGGCTTCAAGGGTCGCGCGATCTTCGTCGACGCATGTGACATGTTGATGCTGGGCGACGTGGCCGAGCTCGACGCGCTATTCGATCGACGATTTGCCGCCCAGGTCGTGAAGCACGCCGATTACAGGAGTGAGCACGCACGCAAGTACGTCGGGACTGAAATGGAATGCGCACAGAGCAACTACAGCCGGAAGAACTGGGCAAGCGTGATGCTTATCAATTGCGCTCACTCGGCATGGTTCGCCATGACGCCGAAGATGCTCTCCCTGGCAGAGCCCATCGATTTGCTGCAGTTCAAGCACTTCGAAGACAAAGAGATCGGTGCGCTCCCGAACGAGTGGAACGTCCTGATCGATGAAGGTCAGCCCCGCGAAGGAGCAAATCTGCTTCATTGGACCGCCGGCATCCCGACGTTCAAGCACTACCGCAATGCGCGCGCGTCGAAAGACTGGTTCGCTGAGTACGAATCCATGACCGGAGCGATGCAGCATGGCTGACTTCAGCGTCAAGATGAATGGGGTCGACGAGCTCGTGAAGAAGCTCGAAGGCTTGAAGTACGACATGGCGAAGAAGGGCGGCCGGTTCGCGCTCAGGAAGGCGGCACAGGTGATCCGCGATCAAGCGCGGCAGAACGCTCAGCGCGTTGATGACTCAGAAACCGGACGCAGCATCGCGAGAAACATCGTTGAGAAGTGGAATGGACGGCTCAACAAGCAGACCGGCGACCTTGGGTTTCGAGTTGGCGTCAATCAAGGGGCCGTCTTGCCCAAGAAAGGGGAGCGCCCAGACGAGTCTGCTGGCGG